TTACTTTTTAATTAATTTGGCGTTAGCCGTTTTATTGTTATCAGTTTTTACAACAATCAAATAAGCTCCCTGAATCAACGGCTGAGTATTGATCTTGGTTACCTTGTTCTTTGTTTTTAAACTCTGCAATTGTCGTCCTGACATATCGTACAAAATAATTTCTGCATCCTTGAAATCAAAACCAATTTCTACATAAGTGTAATCTGATACCGGATTCGGATAAATTTTAATGTCTTGTTTTACGATCAACTGATCGATCTGCTTATCGCCAAGCTTAATGATTTTCCAGTTTTCTTTTCCAAGTTCCTCAGCACTTGTTCCTGCTAAAATGATTGATCCGTCACGGTTTAACTTGATGTCTGAAAGCCTTTCTTCACGCTTACTTGATTCGCCTTTTACATATTTTTTCCACTGCTCATTGCCGTTTTGGTCTAAATAAAGCATCCAAAACTTTTCATCATCGTTCTGGATTCTTCCTTCTGCCTGAGTGTAACCACCTAGTAAAATTCCTGTAGAGGTTTTATCATCGGTGCTATGTAAAACACTCATTCCCATCAAAATATCTCTGCCACCAAAATTGTAAGATTTCTGCCAGATTTCATCACCTTTTTCATTTAAAGAAATCAACCAAAGATCTGTTCCTTCTTCAATTCCAACGGTTTTATTTCCTGATCTCTCAGATCTGGATTCTCCACCAATTAGAAATCCTGTAGATGTTAAAGCGAGCGTTCTCAAATGATCATCACCTTTTCCACCGAAGTTCTTTTCCCATTCAACCTTTCCTTCTTTGGAAAGTTTAATAATCCAATAATCTCCTTCACCAAAGTTTTCAGTTTTCTTTGAACCTCCGGCATTGCTTCTGGAATAGATGCCTAACAAGGCGCCGCCATCTTTCGTAGGAATCATTTTTTCTACTTCATCTAATCCTTTTCCGCCTAAAATAAATTGTGATAATTCTTTTCCGTTTTTGTCTAATTTGATAATTAAAACATCTTTAGAGCCGTAACCTTTAGCTGAGTTCTGAACATTTCCAGCAACAAAGAATCCTAAATCCGTTGTCTGAATAACAGATCTTGCCTCTTCATCTGCGTTTGATCCAATCGTTTTTTGCCACAGCTCGTCTCCGAATTCATTTAATCTGATTAGCCAGATGTCGCTTCCCCCTTTAGAATCATCTTTTTTGTCCAGACTTTTGTCTGAATACGAGGTGCCAACTACAGCGAATCCACCATCTTGGGTTGATACAGTTGCTGAAAGGAAATCATGATTATTTCCAACAAAGAACTTTTCAAAGACCTGCTCGCCCTGTTGGTTCAATTTTACCAAGTGAAAATCGTAACCGTTATTCTGTTTGTTTTGTGTTGATACTTTGGAAGGCTGAATACTGCTTCCTGTAATTAAATACTGTCCGTCAATTGTTGTAGTGACTTGTGATAAGAAATCCTGCGTATTGGATTTAATATCCTTTTGCCAAACCACTTCCTGAGCGTAGCCCAAGATTGTGCACATAGTAAATGCACTCATGTAGAGTTTTCTCATCTATTTTGTGTTTAAAAGTTAATATGAGTTTTTTTATTATAATTTTGCAAATTTAACATTTATTAATAGTTTTTAATATCCTGTTAATGAGATTTAATATGAATCTTATCACATCTTAGTATTTTTATCTCCTGTAAATTAGCTTGAAACAAAGATATATCTGTAAAGCGACATAACTTGTCGTCTTATAATTTTAATTTAAAAAAAAAAATTCCATGTTATAAACTTTACAACATGGAATTGCTAAAACAATAAATTACTCAATAGTACCAAGGTCAATTAAGTCGTTACTTCCTGAGCGACCAGGCTTGTAATAAGCTTTTCCTTTAAGTTCCGCTGGGATTTTATAAACCAGATTGGTAGTCTTTGTTGTTAACGGGTTAATCTGGTCAAGCATCAATCTCCAGCCTTCCAGCATGATAGGCTCAGATTTGTCGAATGTATAATCTTTGCCGTTATAGTTTACTAAGACTTCTCCGTCTATCAGCATTCGGCTCTCCTCACTGTTGTTTTTAAAAGAGGTATTAATGATGAGGTAACGTATTCCCGCTTCTGGTTTTAGGTCTGCAAATTCATTTCCTGTGTTTACTCTATTTTCAATACTGATCTTATTAACGGTAACATCAAAATAATCCGTAGGCAAAGTTTCACCTATTTTTTTGTAGTTCGCTTTAGCTTCTCCGCTTACTGTTGCTGTTGAGGTGTCAGAATTTCCAGATTTTTCTTTTTTGCCATCCATGCTCCCCATGGCAATGACCAAGAAAAATGCGAATGCCCCTGCCGAGGCAAGATGTTTAATGTTTTTTTTCATTTTGTAAAAATTTTAAATTATATGTTATTGATTGTTTGAAAAGTAAAAGCGGCAGGATAGTGCCTATTATGTAGAATACAATATCTAATAAATCAAAAGTCCCTTGAATAAAGCCTATAAACTGCCCTAATTCCGAGCAAACAGCAATGAATGGAATAATTCCTACCCAGAAAAGATTAAAAGGCGAAATAACGCCTTTCCAAATGCCAAGCATCAGGCAGACGTAAGAAAATACCCAGAGGCTATCGGGAAATGAGAATAAAAGCCATTGCGGGAGTTTTGAAGAAGTTAACATCGTTAGCTTTCTCACATTCAAGCCAAGTAAGTTTATTCCCAAAGAGTTGCTCCACGAAAAGATTTTAAGACTGGATGTCCTGAACAGAACATAAATAAGTGTTCCGAAAACCAGACTTACAATGCTACCTATAAAAAAATTGTTAGACTTCATCAGAATGCGAAATAAAAATTATTTGTTCTGATGTCCTTACGGGTTTCCGTAGTTTGATGAAATAAGAGAGATTGAGGTGTTTCATATAGATTTCGAGCTTTTGAAATGGAAAGGGTGCTAACTAACTTCACTCTCTACTCAGGTCACTGGTATAACCCACAAAAGCAATGAAGCAGAAGCACCCAATCGGGAGGCTCTTGCAGTCATTCGCTTTTGTTCTATTTAATATTACCAGTATTTGAGTAGAAAAAACGAATTGCAAAACGCAATATCTATATGTTATTTACAGCCTTAATTTGATCTTATAATTTTCTGATTTTTGTTGTTCCTACAAATGTACCAAATATCCTACAATAATTGCAAATGCTTTAATCTTCAAAAAAATCGTTATCAATTTCTTTTAATTCAACCACTTAAAAATAACAATTTTAATTTTTTTTATTTACGAACTTTGTGTACATCTTTCATAAAGAGTAAATACCTGTGATCCAGAAAAGCTTTTACCCTTACTTGTCAAAAACCCTGCATTATTAAGCTCATCGGCAATTTTCCTGTAACTCAAATTATTTTTTCGATGTAAGTTTATAAGCGCAAGAGCCTTTTTATTATTGTCGTTTTCTTTGGCTTTTTGCACTTTAGCTTCGACTCCTTTCTGTTGAGCCTCTCTAGTTAGATTTTGAGGAGAACCTAATTTTTTGCCTCTTTTCTTAGCTTCTGCAAGAGCTGACTTAGTCCTTTCGCTAATAAATAAAGCTTCTTGTTCTGCAAGAGCTGCAAAAATATGAAGTGTAAATTTATTTGCAGTCGGAAGATCGGTTGCAATAAATTCTACTTCACTTTCCATTAACTTTGAAATAAAAGAAACATTTCTTGCCAAACGGTCTAATTTGGCGATGATTAGTTTTGCGCTATGTTCTCTGCAATACTTTAGAGCTTTTTGTAGCCCAACTCTGTCATTTCCCTTTTTTGTTCCTGTTTCAACATCTGTAAAATCCATTACAGGTATTTCACCTTTAAGATATTTTAAAACTGCACTACGTTGTGCTTCAAGTCCCAATCCTGATGCTCCTTGCTGAGCCGAACTAACTCTATAATAAGCAACAAATTTATTCATATTGTAAAGGTGTTTTTTATATTAAAAGTCCGTTTAAGGTTCGTAACACTGTGATGTTCCATATTTATTTGCTTAATTGTTACCATTAATGATTGACATTAGCTCCTCATCTGTTAAATGATCCAAGGTTTTAACATTTCTGCTTACGCTGTAAGAGTTATCTTGCCCGTAGCCTCTATGCTTACCTTTAGTTTTAAGATAGAAAATAGTTGCAGTAGTATTATGCTCTCCTATCTGTTGAAATAAAGATGTTTCTGCGAAATCCAAAGAGATCTCTTTAATTTCTTCGTAATCATTTTTAAATTGTGTATCAGATCTCAGCCAGTTGTAAAAAGTCTGGCGGTTTACATTAGCCATTTGGCAGGCGGGGCTTATTACAGCCAAAGACTTTCCTAACGCTTTTAAAAGCATTTTCTTTTTAAGTTTCGTAGAAGGTCTATCACGTTTTACCACTTTTCTCTTTTTTATATGTCTAATTTGGACTAATCAGTAATTTAAACGTTTGAAATTCAGATCAATATGAAGTTATTCAATTCTATGGCGATTTATTAAATCCGTATCTGTATCAAGAATATCAACAGGATGTGTGTGATATTTGTGATTTTTCCAGTAAAAACACCGAAATATCATCCCTCCGAACTCCTCTAATTTTCCGAAAAATCGAATATGCCTGACTATTGAGAGAAATTTTTCATCATTTCCAAAATCTTTTCTCAGGGTATAATGGTGAGGATTGTCAGGTATGGTTTTAGCAAAAATGAACTTAACCTTTTCCAGAGTCTCACCTACATACTCATCTGTCAAATTATCATGTCCAGCTTCCCTGTAAGGATCATACTGCCAAAGTTTGCGTTGTATGGTCATATCAATAGGGTCAGGGTATTCAGGAGCATTAAAACTGTTTTCTTGTAGAAAAGCAGCGAATATGTGCCTGTAATCAAATTCATTCTCATTTCCGTAACCAAGTAGCACAATTTTAGATTTGTTATGTTTTAGCTTTAAATCTTCCAACTGTCCCAGTATTTTCTCAATACCTTTTTTCTCAAGCTTCTGTCTGTAAAGGGTATAACAAGAGAGATAGTCCTGAGCTTGCTTATGGTATCTCATGCGGTAGGTGCTAAAACCCCTAAAGGCTTCTACTTCCTCCTTGTGTTCTATCTCTCCAATTACTTTCCCAGAAACACTTACCAGAATAAAATCCTGATTCCTTAAATCTTCTATTTTATCAAAACTTGCAGTAAAAACCTGTAAATCAATTTCTTTCATACTTAAATTTACGAAAATTTTCGTTAATAATCAAATTTAAATAATTGATTTATTGTTAGTTACATGATTTATTGTATTTTGATAAGCTATTTCAATTTTAGAATCTAACTCTTCTATCAATTGAACTTTTCGGACAAAATACGGAGAATTAGCAATTTCCTTAATTTCCGCTTTTCTCCTACTAAAATATTCTGGTCTTACTAAGTCCAGTGTTAAAGTACGTGAGGCATCAATCATTTCTAAAACTTCTTGGGTTCCACCTAATGATTCAATCCCTGCGATTGCAAGTTGATTTAAAAGTTCTTTTTTAGATGAAGCTTTAGAAAAATCCAATATAGCTTTATTCTCTTTATGGATGGATCTATAATCGTTAATAAAACAGGTTGTTAGCTTTAAAAAAGATTCCGGATTATATAAATCACTAACAGTTAAATTCCTTTTCAAAATATTTTTTAGAAAAGTCTTATACCTTACTTCTAATCTTGTAATATTCTTATTTATGAATTCTTTTGGTATATATTGTTCTCTACTCTTCATTTCTTTAATCTTATCGTAAAAATACATCTCTTTAGATATCGCATTTTTATAATAAAGTGAAGTTTCTGCAACTGGAAATCTTTTTTTGTAATTTTTAGAATCTCCTAAGTAGCGGAAATAATTTTTTGCCTCATAATCACATTGTATATCAGAAAACAAGTCTATTCTTTTAATAATTCCACCCCTAATACAAATACCAAAATGTTCACTTACTGTTTCAAGAGCCCTCAGTATTTCATGATAATTTAAACTTGAAATATTATCTCCATTTAGTATCCTTGGCAGACTACATTCAATCTTAGTATATCCGTTGAATTCTCTTACTTTTATATTCCTAGAGTATCCTTCAGAATATTTGAGATCTCCAGTTTTCAGATCTACGAATCCTTTTCTTTCGTCCAGAGTTAGAAATTTTTGCTCTGGCAATAAGATATGTATAGTGTCTATCGAGATTGACATTTTGAGTCAATAGATTTACATTGTTATAGAACTCTATAATCTATTGACAGAATAGTTGACAGCTTCTGCCTCTAATTCTTCATTGGTAGCTTGTCGGTTTCTCAATAGCCACTCTTCAATTTCAGATTTATTGAAAAATATATTTTTCCCATTAGGTTTCGAATGGGGAATTTCGTTTTTGGAAGTTAGTTTATAGAGGTAAAGTTTAGAAAGCCCCGTAAAATGGGCTACCTCGTCAATATTTAAGACTTTTTTATTTTGTAGGGATTGAGCTTTAAGAATTTGCTCAATTTTGTCAAGCCGTTGGTTTATTGTCATTGTCTCCATATTTCTGATTTTAAATTATGGGACAAATCTCTAAGAATTATAAAAGATACAGAATAACTAATATCTAACAATAGCTAAAGCATTAGATTGTAAGGTTGGTGTTTATAAAGCTTCAATCATTTTTTCAAAGTCCATTCTAAACTCAGAATAATTATCCTTTTTTACCAAATTAGCGTGGGTAAACTTTAGTTCAGAATTTTCAGATTTAAAACAATATGATAAGATTTTCACAATACTGCCTTTGTAAGTAATATATTTTGATGACTCTAAAACATTAATTAAATCTGAAATCGATTTTTTATTAGTCTGTTTATTTAAGGTTACTTTTAACCATACAATTTGGCATTCTACATCTTGAATTTTTTGATCAGAAAAAATAAACTTAAAATCATCAAATTCCATTATTTTAATAAATTCATCTTCCACAAGTTTGTTAAACAACTTTTGTAATTGATTTTCATTACCTAGCCAATTAAAACCAGTTATAACTTCTTTCTGTTGATCCGATGCCATTGAGATTTTATCGTCAAGCATTGCAATATAAATTTTTGCATATTCAATTAAATCATCATCTTCAATCCTTGGCAAATTTTTTCCTTGCTGTTTCAATTTTCGTCTCCCAGAAAACCATTCTACAAAATCTTCCATTCTGAAAATAGCACCAGTTTTTATTTTTATATAATTACCGATTCTCAATAATTGTTCTTCAGCATCAACAGAAATTTTTCCTTTATCTTGTGTAATTAATTCTCTTAAATCATCAAAAACACCATTATTAGCCATATCAAAAGCAAAACCCATTGATAGGTCATCTAAATTCTGGTTATTGTCTTCAATATCATTTCTCATAATTCAAACTTTGGAATAGTATTCACCGCTTCAATTTTCCTTTTGTCAATCACTTTGGCGTAAATTTGGGTTGTACGGATTTCACTGTGTCCTAATAATTTGGAAACAGTAAATAAATCCGTCCCTAAAGTAAGTTGCAAAGTGGCATAGGTATGTCGTCCGCAATGGAAAGTAATGTGTTTTGAAATTCCGGCTTTCATACACCATTGCAATAATGCAGTATTCATATAAGCCGAATAGCGAAGACCCACGAAAACTCTCTCTTCTGCATCCTGCATTTCTTTCATCAATTCTCTAGCTTGTTCATTGATATAATGATACTGTAAACTTCTCGTTTTTTGCTGATGAAAATTAATCTTCCAGTTTTCTCCTTCTTTCTGCACCTGCTTCCATGAGAGATTATTGACATCTGACCAACGCATTCCGGTAAGACAAGAAAATAAAAACGCTCTTTTCAATACATCATATCTGCATTCTGTTTTGAATAATGCTTGAACCTCTTCTAAAGTGAGAAATTCGCGCTCATTCTCAACTGGTTTTGGTGTTGAGACTTTATGGGAAGGATTTGTCAGAATAATTCCGTCATCGACTGCTTTATTAAGTGCAGCTCTCATTTTTGTAAAATATGAACTTACGGAATTTCCTGACAAAGGCTGACCGGCTTTTGTTTTTGCAATTTTTTGTAAATAATTTTTGAAGCCTTCGCAGTAGGTAATATCCACATCATCAAACGAAATATTTTCTCCTGAATACTTTTTTAAGTGCTTTAATACGCTATCCCAATTTCCATAGTTCCCCAAACTTTCCATACGCTCGTCAGTGAGTTTCGCAAAATAATCAATGAAATTAGCTTTAGCTTTTATTTCAGATCTGAAACCATACTTATTATTCAAATATTCTTTCTCCTTTTCAGCACGGATAATTTCAACTTTTTTTTCAACTTCTTTGTTATGGTTTTTTTGCTGAGGTGTTTTAGGATTTGTATACAGATAGTAATCTAGTTTTGCGGTAACCCTCTTCGGCTTTGAATTTCCGTTCGCACTCACGGAATACCCTGAATAAACCTCCAGCGATAGATTATATTTATCTCCGGCTGAATTTTGGCGTCTTCTGATATGGACTTTCAT